CTGGTGCTACTGTTATTTTGGTAGTAAATACATTATCAACTATATCAGGATAGCCTGTGTCAGCCTGCTCGTAATGAGTTGTAGTTCCTATAAGCCCTGTATCTGTATTGGAATAGACTGTATTATCGTCGCCTATCCCTACATAATCGTAACCTGTCATTTGATTAGCTACCCAGTCCATAAAATCATTTATTAGACCCATTACTCTTGCCACCTCCCGGGTTTTCCGGCTTGCCTAGTTTGTCGAAGTTTTTTGCTCTTAACCCTCGCCTTTTTAATGCTTTAATAACTTTTGGATTGTCTGTCAAGTGTTCCGGCATTTCTCTTACACTTAAAATATTGCCGTTTTTATCTCTTTCAGTAATTTTTGCTTTAACTTTAACCTTTATCTTCTGTTTTACCTCTATCATCTTCTTTTCACCGCCCACGATATTCTATTAGGTTCTCTTAAATACCTCTGGCTCATTATCTGGACTCTCTCCATAAACTCCTGGCGGTGCAGGTTTGCTTTTTCTATCTTTTCATCTTTGGTAAACGCCCTATACAGGACAAAAGGTATTAAAATTCTGTGATATTGCCTGACCAGTTCAGGCTCGTCTTCCGGTTCTTCCATTTCGACAGGAGAGCGGTAATAATATAGTGCTATTTTGCCATTAGAGCTAATATTTGAAAGATATATAGTATCTCCCCATATATAAAACCCTTCTTCTTCGCCGTCTTCTACCATAGGTATTGAATTAACGAATTTATCGTTTATTTTAACCTTGTACCAGTCTATAAAATCATCTGGGAGTTTATATGCTTTTTCTTCTGTCGGCTTTATGAAAGCCCTTTCTGTCAAGTGCTTTGCTATCTTAGCGACTTCGTGCTGGGCCTCATTAAGCCAGTCTATAAGCTCGTCGTCTTCCCAGAAACTTATACCGGTGTCGTGCTCGTCTAACACTCGTCTAACCTGGTCGATATAATCCTGAAGGGTCATTTAATTGCCCTCCTCTTATTTAAAGACTTTGCGATATTCATGATTGATATTTTTTTGCTGTGTTTCAGCATATATTTGTGTGGTTTCTAAATATTCATGACCTAGTATATTTTGTACTATATCTATCGGTGTTCCTAACTCTAAAAGATGTGTGGCAAATGTATGTCTCATAACAACCGGGCTTACTTGCTTATTAATTCCAGCCTTATCACCTAAAGTTTTAATTCTGCGATAAATACTTGACCTTGACATTCTCTGGTTAAAATTACTTCTTAATACATAGTCACCGTTATCCTGCCGGCTTTCTTACCTCCTATTATTGTACTTTAGTGAGCTTTCTGTTTAAATTATCGTCTTCACGCATTTGTTTCATAATAAGTTCGGCAATTTTATCGTTATTAGTCTCATATCTGCCACCTTCAAACTCAATCCTGATAAAACCTTTTTCTGAAAAAGCCGGGCAGTCAATAAAAAGGATATGTGATAGGTGCTGAGAAGCAAATACATGTTTTTTCTGTCCGATAAAATTCTTTAAGTCTTCAGTATCCTTCTTCTCCAGGTCTTTCTCCTGAAATTGGTGCTTGTGATGGTGACAGTAGAGAGGGTTATCTTCAGGGAAGGTCGCAACATTTTTACACTTATCGTTGCTGACAGTAAAACCTATGCATTTTTGAATATCATTATCATTTTCTTCTACCTGTTCCTCAACCTTCTCTTCAGCCAGTTCCTCTTCTACCTCTTCTAAATTTTCCATAATTTTTTCAGCATTAGCATTTTTTTCTTCAGACACTTTTATTGCCTCCTTTATAGTTTTAGAGAGGGGCTATTAACCCCTCTCTGTGCTCCCATATCAAGCTAAACTTACTCGAAGGTAATACCTTCAAGAACCTTGTGAGTCTTCTCCAGCCTTACACGAAGAGTCAGCATGGTCAGGTATTCATCTAACCAGCCAAGTCTATCGTTAGTTTGTAGGTTAGTTCTCAGGGTCGTGTTGTAGCCGGCATAGGGGAGAATATCAATATTTCTCATGTCCAGGATAACGGCTTTATTACGATAATCCTTCTCAAACATGTGAGAAGTGGTGATATAAAGCGTGCCGTGGAAACTGATATATTCTCCTATCTTGAGGCCATAGTAATCTTCACCGGAACGGGTTTCAATTCTATCTCTGGCGAACAGGTTAATTTCAGAGCCGACACGAGGAGAAGTAATAAGTATCTTCTCTTTAGTGCCGTACTGGAAGGCTTCCTCAAGAGCCTCTTCAAACTTTTCTTCAGTAAGTTCGCCACCAATATCCTCATACTGGTCATCAAGGAACTGGAATAAACCACCAACCAGCCTCCTCTTATCAGAGATATGCTCGTTCCTTTCACCGTGAATAAGTGCCCTTTCCAGGTCAAGCCTGTGCTCTACGGCTTTTCTCCGGCGTTTTCTGGTGCGTTCATCTTCATTGGTTTCTTTGGGCTCATTCAGCTCTTCAATGCCGCCCTCAAAGGTAGTACGGAAGACCTGAATATAATTGTAGTATTTGGTAGGCTGAGTTGCCCTGGACTCCGGAGCAGTGGAGTCTTCTTCCATCGCATTACCCATACGGAAGATGTTATCATCAGCGGTAATATCCTGTTCGCTGGTTCCACCGCTGCTGTCTTCATCACCGTACTCCCTCTTAACCGTAACAGTATCACCGGAAATACTTTCAACGAACATAACTTCTCCGGTGGCTGCGTTCTTCAAGAGGTCTTTGGGCTTGCAAATACTGGCGTCCTTGAGGTCAATCTCGGTTTCTCCATCAATATAGGTAGAATCTGCTTCTGTCCACCAGGGTGCCAGCTCATCATCGAACCATGTTTCTTCGAGACTTTGAGCTGTACCGGTGGAAGCCCTCTGCCCTATAACGAGAAACGGCGTCTCACTGGGCTCAAGCTCCAGTATTTCGTTGGCTACATTCAAATCTCGCCTATCAGTATCAATATTAAATGAAGTTATAGGAGAGCCATCACTGCCTTCCCATATATTTTTAGCCATTAATCTTCACTCCTTAGTTTAGTTGCCGAATATACCACCCTTTTTGCCGAATATTTTACTTTTTATAGCTTCAGCTTCGTCAGGCTCGGCTTGTCGCCTGATATTTCGGCCACTGGATTTTCCCAGCTGGGCGGCTTTTTTAATATCGGCTTGATTTGTTTGATTTTGATTATCCTGCTGCGGTTGCTGCTGCTGAGTTTGGCTTTGCTGATTATTTTTCTGCTGTAAACGGCTTCTGGCATACTGAAAAGCCTCTTTGACATTGTTCGGGAATAATATCGGATTGCGTTTGTGTGGATTGCGTGCCATATACTGCATGATGTGTTTTTTGGTCTCAGGGTCATTTACAGCATCTTCGCCAAACTCCTGCTTAATTTCATCGAGTTGTTTTCTATAATGTTTAGCATACTGTTCCTGCTGTTGTTGTTCATAAGCTGACTGCTGCGGTTGTTGCTGCTGTTGAGGGGGTTGCCCCTGATGTATCTGCTGCTGTTGATTTAACATGCTTCTATCCTGGGGAGACATCTGCTGCCTGACCTGCTGCTGCTGAGCATCAGTCATTTGCATTATCTCCTGGACGGCTTCAACAGGGTTCCTCATTAGCTTTCTGCGGAATTTCTTGGGGTCAATGTCCTGGCTTGCCTTGCCTTGATTATCCTGTGCCTGACCCTGTTGCTGCTGCTGTTGTTGAGGTTGTTGCTGCTGTTGGGGCGACATAAACCTTCCGGTTTGAGGGTCTCGGCGTGGCTGCCTTTGCTGTGGCTGCTGTTGTGTTTGTTGTTGGGGCTGTTGTGTTTGTTGTTGGGGCTGTTGCTGAGTTTGCTGTGGTTGCTGCTGCATATTCTGGTTAGCCTGCTTCACACGCTGGCTTAATTGAGCTGCATATTTTTGATATTGATTTAGTTTATTTTTTAACTCCTGGTTTTCCTGCTGAAGCTTCTGATTAGTTTGCCTGGTTTTATCGACATCAGAGGTCTTACCCATCTGCTGCTCTAGTTCCTGATAGACTTCTTCAAGTTCACTATCAGTAGAAGAGTGTACTTTATCGGGGTCTAAGGTTTTCCCTATTTTTTTACCTATCTCGTCAATCCCTCGGACAAGCTCTGCACGGCTGGTAAACTTACCTGCTAGCTTATCCTTCTTTTGAGGAGTATCGGCTTGTCGAGCAGTTTCTCCCTCTTTTCCTTCATCAGAAGAACTGGTGTTAGCAGAGTCAGCCTGCTGATTATCCTGTACTTCAGGGTCAGCCTGCTTATCCTGCTTCTCCTCCTCTTCGTCAGACTCGGGCCGATTTTTCGGGCTAAGGCCAAGTGCAGGACGGTTATCCTTATCGGGCCGTTTCTGTTGGCCGAATATTTCACTCATTATTTAACCTCCGATTGTAATTTATTTAGATAAATTTCTGGTTTTTCGATTATCTCCTCCAACAAAGAAACTCTCTCCTGTAATTTGGCTATTTCCGTCGAGTTATTCGGGTCAGCCCTTAAAAGAGTGCTTTCTGCTGCCTTTTTCTTCTCTTCCAGCATCTTTTTAAAAAATATCCAGCCGGGGCTATCTGCCAGACTTCCCAGAGCTTCTTTTTTTTTGCCCTGCAATAATATTCTCTCTTCCCGGTCTTTATTTATAATTATGCACCCCCTCTATTACCTGCTGGTTGGGGCTGAGGAGTACCGTCAGCTGCCATACCTCCTTGTCTGTGGGGGGAAGGTATCTGTGCTGCCCCTAGCTGTCCTCCCTGTCCTGCTTGCATAAATATTTCATCGGGCATAGCTTCTGTTCCGGCCATCTGCGAGATTTCCTGCAAGACCTGCTGTTTAATCATTTCGTACTCTTCGGCAGGTATCATAAACCTCTCAGGATTATCTATATCAAATTCAGAGAGCCATTCTTCGACAATCTTCTGGTAATTGATGAACGGTACCTGAGCCTGCATCAGGAAGCCCAGTATCTCGGTAAGCTGCTCTCTCCTGAGCTCTTTGTTGGCAGCTGCTTCGACAGATGATGTCGCTGGCGAATAATCAAACTCGCCTATCAAATCATCAGGCCGTACTGTTTGCCAGGAGTCTCTGTCCTCTGGATTTACCCTGGCAGCCCTGACATCGCTGATAAACTGCTGATTGTTTAAATCCATTAACTTAGCTAATCTCTTTATTCCCATCTCCTCAAACAGTGCTATCTTAGCGTTAAACCTGGCACCTGCTGACTCGGCAGTTATGCTGGCCTCAGTCGCTGTTTGTGATTTTCCGGATTCAGCTCCCCTGACATTAGCAGGAGTTCCCAACGCCCTCTCAATATCCATATTAAGCTTTTGCTCGGAGTTAAAGGCTGATGCTGGTATCTCCTGTTTTTCTAAAAGCTGTAAATCATCAGGAGAATTAACATCAATAATGCCGTTAGGTCGAGAAACCAGCTGGTCGTCGTCAATATCGGAGCCATGTCTTCTGAGCCACATATTATTGATAAGGAAGTTCACATTGTCCATTCGCTGGTTGTGCATGGTATTTATCTCTTTTTGCAGGTAGTGGATTACCTGTATTGCAGATAAACCGTAAAATTCATTAGGCAACTGGTCATAGGTAGCCTTAATGAACGGTTTTTTGTGATGTCTCCAGTAGGGGTTGGGCCCGTCATAAATAACCTTATCTCTATTAACTAAGATGGCATGTCTATCATCTTCCCAGTAATGGAGCAGCTCTACCTCTCTTTTTTTCTCAAGGTCAAAATCATCGGTGCTGGAGTAAGGGTCAAACCCACTGGCCTGTATTCCCACAGCTGACAGTCTTTTTTGCCGTCCTTCCTGACCTTTCCTTTTCTCAGATAATTTTTCAAAGTCCACAGGATAAATAATACCTGTGCCAATCCTCTCCAGTAATTCTAAGCGATTAGCTAACTCCTCCAGAGTTACCCACTCCCGGTGAAAAACTCCCCGGCAGTCGTCTATAGTGGTGGCGTCAGGGTCACCCCAGAAGTCGAAAAAGTCAATATTAAAAACTTCGTTATCATCCCAGAGGGTCTCTAGCTGTTCAATCTCCTGAAAACCCCACTGGCCGGTGTACTGCCCGATTTGGTTAACGATAGGAACCTTAGTTTTCTTCCTTATTTCTTTTTCTTCATATCTCCAGCCCACGCCCATGAATGCTGCCGGAAATATCAGCATACTGGTAACAAAATCATAGAATGTTGACCTGATATTGTTCTTCTCCAGCTGTTCATCGACAAATGCCGAAGCAATATCAGCCTTGTCTTTGCTCGTCATTATCTGCTGTATGTTACCAGCAGATTGTGGCATTGCAGAAAAATGAACATAGGGCCTTTTGTCAAAAAACGACATAACTATTTGGCTTCTTATTGTATCAAGTATCTCGTAGGTCTTCGGTATATGAAGATTAGACTTACCCTCAGACTTTTTCTCCTCTTTATCCTCAATATAGCCAACAAACTGCTTATACCAGTCGATAGCCTTATCCTCATACTGTTTGCGGTAGCTGTCGAAATAGTTAAACAGCGACCTGAGCTCCTGATTTAAGTTTTCCTGCTCATATACCCTTCTGTCCAGTGCCATATTTTACATACCTCCTGGTGGCATACCTCCTGGCGGAGCTTGACCCCCTTGAGGCGGTGCAGCCATATTCTGGATTTCAATTAACAACCCCATCGCTAATTCTTCCAGGTCAGTTCTTTCCATGTTAGAAATTTCCTGAGACATCATTTCTATCATCTGTATGTCCTCTGGCGGTGGCTGCCCTTCTGTCGGTGGTGGTGGTGCAGCAGCAGGCCCCTGTGGCATACCTTGAGGGGCTCCCATTCCTTGAGCTTGTGGCTGTATTGGCATTATTAAACCTCCTTAAAATAGCGAGAACCCCCTCTGAATTAACAGAGAGGGTTCTCTTTATAGGCCAGGTGGAGAGTGATTGGTTGGCCGACCTCTTAATAAATTGTATAAGTATTCACCATAATTGTAACATTATACATATTATCCTGTCAAAGGTAATTTAATTTTTTGCAAGAATTGCACTTTATTTCTATGTTTTGTTTAAGTTTGGGTCTATCCGACAACTTAAAGAGAAGTCGCCCGCATTTACGGCACCTGACCTCCGTCTTATAGGCTCTTTTCCTTCTGATTTTGCGGTAATCAGCTTTAATTTTTGTCATATAATAGGCCCCTTAATATCCTGTTTCTTCATACAGCGGTTCTGTTTTCTTTCGTCTTTGCTTCCAGATTTTCTCCTTCTGCTTGTCGGTGAGAGATTTAAGTGGTGGTCTCGACATGAGAAAGTACCTTATACTATCAGGCCCGTGCGTGATATGGTGGGGTTCATTTTCCACATCATTAGCATCAAGCTCAGCGTGCTGGAGCATAGGTATATGGGAGATAATTTTGGGAACATGTCCTCTAAAAAACAGCAGCCTTGCCACCTTATCGGGCTCTCCATCGCCATCATGGAACGGGTCGTCTATCGGCTTCAGGTACTCTCTCATGACTCTCCAGCCTTCTACTCGCCTGTTATCCGCCATTCTCATGCCATAACCGCTGAGACCGTTCTCAACCAGTATCTGCCGGCCTGATTTACCGGTTTCCTGCTTTCTTGTGTTAAATAAGTCGGGGGGAATAACGATATAATTTATCATTTCTCGTTCAGGCGGCTTCATTCTCTCTAATATTCTATCAGCCAGGTCAGAAAGTGCTATATTCGGCTGGTGAAGCTCCCTGTAAACATAATAAAACCCCATATCACTGAGGGCTATCCAGTAAACGGCAGCCATATCAAGGCCGTAGTCCACTGTGATAAATCTTTTCCAGTAATGGGGTATCTCTATCGGCTCAACAACATGTATAGCTCTGGAAAACTTCGGGAAAAACTGCCCTGAATGTATATCCCAGTTACCTCTTAGGAGCCTTTTTCGGGTAACTTCGTCCTGGTTCTCCAGATTACTCCTGTATGAGGGGTCTCTGTCCTCTAAAATGATATTATCGTCAAGGTAGGCTGGTATGAAGATATGTTTTTCGTATCTTGGTGGGTCTTGCTCCACCATAACCGTGTGGGGTTCTTCTGGTGGGCCTATTTCAATAAATTCCTTTTTAAACCAGGCATGTCCGATATTTCCGGGGTTTGTCGCCAGCATGAAGATAGGGAAAACGCCTTTAACAGTAGCTCTCAGCCTGGTTACAAGGTATCTATACTGTTTTCTGAGAAACTGGGTGGCTTCATCGAAGGCTATATAGTCAAACTGCTGGCTCTGGTAGTTATATATGTCGTCTTCCTGTTTTAGGTGGTTAAATGTTATTAGGCCGTTATTTAAGCTGGTGAAAGTCCAGGCTCTTTGGGTGCCGTTCCATTTAGCACCGGGAAAATCAGTAAAAATCTCCTTAGACCGCATGATAGCACCGCCGGAACCTTCCAGTTGTGGATATTCACGCCTGAAGAAACCGCACTTAGCCCCAGGGTTAGCTAATATGCCGGCAAATAGGG